TTCTTCTTGGCGGTTCAATTTCGCTTAGAAACTAGGGGGCTATCAGTCATTCGTCACTAACTCGCCGCCTTCAAATCTCCACCTGACTATTTTCTTTTCACCGAAATGCTCCGCGTTGTGATGATCTGCGCACAAGGCTTCGAGATTGTCGAAGTTCAAACTAACCCGCGGGTCTTTGTAGTTCGCCTCGGTCAGGTATATCTTGTGATGCACGAACCGCGCAGGTGTGATGCGTCCCTCAGCCTGACACCGCTCACACAGATGGTTTACCTTGTCAAGGTAGAGTGACCGTGTGGTCACCCACGCCCTCGACTTGTAGAACTTCGTCTCTATACTTCTCATAGGCTGTTAATGAGTAGGCCAATGTCAGCCCTTGCCGTAATGCTCGTTTCTCCATTCGCATCATGCCACACGTTGTTCACGCCAAGCAGAGAATTGACCTGCTGCGCCGTCAACTGATATGTTACGGGCGTGGCGAGTTCGTAGTACACTTGCAGATTGTTAGAAGCAAGCCAAGTTCTGAACGTCGGAACGTCCGTCGGTATCTGTTCTGGTATGTAGTACATACGCGCCGCACCGCTTGCGTTTCTTATAAAGATAGTTCCAACCGTATCATCTGCGGAATTAGCATTAAATTTGCCGATGTTCGCAATAATGGAATTTCGTGCGCTCGTGCTTCCTGCGTTTGCGTCCGAAATCGTAGTATAAAATCTTCTAAGTCCACTAGACGTGTCCGTTCCCCAAGCTTCCGTGTTTGCTCCTGTATATGTACAAGTGCCGTGCGTCACTCTAAGCACTCCGCTCGTGACATCGAGCGAACCGCCGTAGACCGTCCCTGCCTGAGTCTGCCATGTGATGGGAATGACGGTGGCGGTGTAAGGTTCGTAGGTGGTTGCTGTGCTTCCTACTTCAATCTGCAAATCTTTTACTTTCCACGTATTTGACGGCTTTGCAGAATATGTAAATATAAGTGATTCAATTTCTTTCGATGCGTTACTTGTTAGCGTCTTGCGAGTGTAAGACGTGGTGTTATTCGGGAAAAACACGCTGTCTTGTGTTCCGTCCTTATATTTGAAACGGCATACAAGTCCATTATCCGAAGTGTTTCCGTTTGTTGTATATGCAGAAAGGGAAACGGTGTATTGAACATTGCCTGACGGCAATGAAAAAAAACCGTCCGCAGAATATGCAGAATTAAAAGCCGAAGCCGTTCCGCTTAACTCGCCGTCTGAATAACTAACATTTCCCGATGCGATTGTAGATATATCAACGATATTAACGCCTGTTTTTTTCACTTCCACAGACGACCACCCCGAAATCGGACGCACATTCGACGGTGAAGGGTCGCCTGTGCCTGACTGGACTGCATTGATTTCACATACTACGGACTTCATCGGGAGACCGTCTGCGCCGACTTCAATATGTGCAACAGCCCCCGACGTGGAGACCGACGGGTAAATCTTCAGGATTTCGTTCTTGAGGTCAATCAAACGCGCTACGTCATTGTCAACGCTGGGCGTTCCGCCAATGGTCAGCTTACCCGCGAGGACTTCGTTGCCGTCCCAGTCGAGAGTTCGTGCGTTCTTAGCCTGTAGCGATGAACCATTTCCCGCAATCTCCATGTACTGGTCTTGGTCATCTTCCACGTTATAACAGCCAAAGACGAACTGGTTATCAGATGCCGCAACAGTCTCGTAGCCCTGAGCATGAGACGAACCGCCCGAGGCTGTGGTGTTATAGCCCTCAGCGTGAGAAGCATAGCCCGACGCAATCGCACTCGAACCCTCAGCGTGTGCCGCGTGTCCTGATGATGTAGTGTAGTCGCCTTCTGCGTGTGCGTCCTGTTCGGAAGCAACCGCGCCATACCCTTCAGCATGAGCGCAAGCACGGGACGCCGTAGTCCCTTTACCCTCGGCGTGAGAGTAAGAGCCGGACGCGACAGTATTGTCACCCTCAGAATGTGACGCCTGACCGCTTGCCGTGGTCGTGTTACCTTCCGCATGCGCCGCAACATGAGACGCAAGAGTGCCGTAGCCTTCCGCGTGCGCCTGATGTGTCGCGGCGTTCGTGTTGGTGCCTGATGCGAAAGAATCAATTCCATCCGCTTCATTATTCGAGCCACAGCAGAACGAACTGGCACCCATCGGACGGTTACCCATACCAAACGAAGCGCACCCGCTGGACACGCCCAAGGACGGGTCAACGTTCATCAGAAGATAGCCCGACCCTCTCGGGTTCTGCTTGTCCATCTTGAGGGAATCTTCCGAACTTATCTTTGACGATGACCAAGTTTTCCACGCTTCCGTAGTCGTGTTATCGATCAGGTCGGTCGGGTCTCCATCGCTAACAGATGCCGTAGTCGTTCCCGATTTATCTGTAATGGTGATGGTCGCAACTGAACCCGACTTCGTAACAGAAGCACTAGGCGAATAACCATCAGGACCCTGCGGACCCTCGGGTCCCTCAGGACCAGTCGCAGGAACGTCAGTGTTGACCCACTCGCCGTTCACCGCATCCCATACATACCAATAGCCGTTCTCGATCTTCGGGTAGTGTGATACGTTATCCTCGCACTCCTCAACCGCATTCTCGAGTGCAGCTATGGTCTGTTCAATGGTGTCCTGTTGAACAGGCGTAGGCTCCGCGTTGGTCGGCTTGGCACGCTCGCGCACCTGGGTGACGATCTGGTATTCGGTCTCTCCGTCGTCGTTGGTGTCGTGCAGGTAGATCCAAGCGTACACCGTGCCGGAGTTCTGCAAATACTCGTCAGGAATGATGCAGGATCCATCCGAATAGACGGACGTCTTCGAGTTACCGTGCAGAGCATTCGAAAAATGCACCTCAAAGTACGAAGGCAGATCTAGCCCCTCGATGGTCAGTTCCTGCCCGTAGTCGTACCGCCAGAGCGGGGCAGTATATGCAATTCTGTCATAGCCAACGAACTTAGCTACCGTGATTCTGTTATCCATAGACTAACCTCCGAAGGATGATATAAAAAAGGACCGACTGGGCGGTCGGTCCTGTTAAAGGAGTTATTAACATCATGAACTTAACTAATTATTCACGCTATCATAATACCACGAAATTTACTGCGGATTACTGCGCACTTTTCTTTGATATTTACAAATCCATCTTCGCCCCGCAGTTCGGGCAGTAGTCGGATAACCAGTCTTTTCCATTAGGGTGGAATTGCGGTCTGCCGTGACACTTCGAGCATTCATATCCCCACGGCTTTTCGTACCACTTTCCCTGCTGTCTTTCCTCGATGGTTTCCGCTTGGTCTATCGCATCAAACGCTCTGCTATAATCGCTGTATGTGTCGAACTCGTTGTTTTCAAACTGTATTGCATCTGCATCAATCAATCTCATTTGTGATCACCCCTCTTTCGGTTATCGCTTCCGCATCTAGGGCAGAAGTTAAAACGTTCTTCGCTCATCGCGATTTGATTGCACTCTGAACACTTGCAGAAATTATCGTCTTTGCAAGGAATCCACTCTCCATGCGGTCTTTTTCCCTTTAGTGCTTCAATAGCCATATCAACGGCTTCTTTTTCCTCTTCGACTGTTACGCCGCTTCTCCATCGTGCTTGTTCACCCATTCGAAGTATCACTATCGCTTTTTCTGTTTTCATTCTCGTCACCTTCTTTCCGCACCGTGGTATCAATGTAAAACCTGTTCACCTTATGTGTTTCGACATCCACGCAAGCCACATATCCATTAGTCCCGTTAATAAGATTCCCTGCTTTATATGTTCTCCCTTCGTATGTGAATTTTTCGCCACGCTTCAAGCAACCTAATGTCGTTTTCATTTCTCGCCACCTTCTTTCTTATCCCATCTTGCATACAACCTAGCAATAAGAAACTCAACCAACCCACCGAGAACGAAACCGTAATAAAACTCTCTCATTTCTCGTCACCTTCTTTCTGTTCTTCGTATATCCAAGTAGACCTGTAATAAGAGCATTGAGAGCATTTTATTCCAGAGTTTAAAAACTCAGGAATCATACGAACGATATTTTGAGTTAATTCTGTAGTTGATTCAATGACCTTTTCAATAAGGTTATCATCTCGCTTTAGTGAGTCGATAGCCAAATCAACAGCTTCGCGAACTTCTTTATCTGTGTATTTGTCAGAGTGTTTATATCGCCACACTTCAAGGAGTATTTCTATCGCCTTAGATCTGGTCATTAAACTCCACCCCCTCAAACTCTTCCCCGCAGTTGCTACACTTTGGGATGTCGGGAAAAGTTCCCCGCTGTACTCCGTACTGTTGCAAACATTTGTCGCAGTAATAGAAATCATTCACAATGCCGCACCAGTTCTCCAAGTGCGAATATTTCAAGTTAGCCATTATTTCACCTCCCCCACGGAAAGCCAAAGTCGGATCTTTTGATCTTGCACTTCGGCTCACCGTCTTTCCAGAAAACGATTCCTTCAATCAGGCAGTTCTTCAAGTATGACCGAATCCCTTCGAAATTCCTTTCTACTTCAATGACTCGGATTCCGTGCCTTTCAAGTTTGTCTGCATCCAATCTGTAAGGATTCGCCTGGAAGTGTGGCCCGATAGCCTCGTAGGTTCCATCCTCAAGAATTCCGTTCGTGTTAGCAAGCGCAGAGAAAAACCATCTGTCGGCCGGATTAACAGGGTCACACTTTACCCAATGAGGCCAATGTCCTGTTACAGGGTCAGGATCACAACACGGAATCGCTCCCGCTGGTGCATTTCTTCCTGATTTGGCGTCATACCGTTTATACAGTTCCCCGTTAATAATTGCACAGCAAGAGCCGTCCATCTTAACAGTCGCGACGCCTTCGCCATTCAAAACCCATTCCATCCCCTCGGTCACTTTGGGGCTGATTCCTACAACCTTATGATTTTCGTACTGTCTTTCGAATAATGTCGGTATCTTTTTCATTTACTTTCCCTCCTCTGGTATATATGGCAGGACCGCGTCGAGTGCCCGTAAGTGGTATTCGAACATCCTGCGTTCTTCAATATGAATAGCAATCGCTAGGTCTTTCCACTTCAAGCGGTTCACGTACCGTTCAATCAGGATTGTTCTCAAGATGGAACTGTCGACTTTCTCGATCACGTCCAGGGTCTTTCGGTCAAGACTCATCAGGTACATCAATCTGCGGGAGAGTTCCTCTGACAGGTCGATATACTCCGCCATGCGCTCCTCCTGACCGTTCCCGTCACCGTGGCCTTCCATGACCTCGCGCAGCCGGATCGGCTTCACACACTTCTCAAGGTCGGCATTGAGGCGTTCAAGTCTGCGCTGTATAGCTTGGATCTCGAGGGCCTGCCCATAGTTACGGTTGAGCCACACCTTTGCCCGTTCTTCTCGTTCAGTCATCGGAACACCTCCAAAGATAGTAGCCGTACTGCGGATAAATGAATAACCGCTCGAAGCCAGGGTACCGTTCCAAGAACAGTTCATCGGTGAGGTCATCCTGCACGTGTCTTTCGTATGGGTTCCCATAGATCGGCCCCTGCTTGTACTTGTACGGTGCCGCGGCAATGATGACGTCGCTGTGCTTCTTAGCGTACTCAAGGCACGCCTGCGCCTCTTCCACGCTCATATGCTCCAACACGTCCCCGAAGATCACGACCTTATATCGCCGATACGTGAACCCTCGGATATCCTGCACGAACACCTTTCTGTATTTCTCCGCGAGGCGGTTCCGCTCTACGTTCGGTTCGTATACTTCTACCGCGTCCATGGTGAGATAGTCCCCCAGGAGTCGGGAATAGTTCCCGTCACACGCGCCCACGTCAAGACAGGTCGCGCCTTTCTTCACGTTCCGCAGAATCCAGTCGCGGACTCCATCCTTTCCCATTTCGTATGAACTCATTTACAACACCTCCTCAACAATACTGACACTTACCATGGCCCTGTCCGCCATCGCCCAATGCTTGGTTACCCTAAGCGAATAGATCTGTGAATCATCGTTCCAGAACCCGAGTTTCGTCATGCAGTCTATTAACAGCTTCGCAACATTATCACAATCGGGTCTGGACGTCTTGGGACGGCCTTTCTTCTTCTTGTCTGGCGTCCGATACCAGAACGAGATGCTGACGCTTACAGGCCCCTCTACGGGCGTTTTAGGGGCATACTCTCGCAGGGCGTTCAAATAGGTGTCTTCTGTCTGCTGTAGTTTCTTTGACTTGAAATAGATCTTGCTCCGCCCGTCGTACCGTTTCATCTGCGCGGTTCCTGCCGGAATCTGGTCAAAGATCATACTGAATTCAATCATTGTCATCGTTACTACCCCCCCACATCTCGGCTACGATCAGAAGGGTGAACAGAATAATGCAGACAAGAATGATAATAATCTCGGCGATCATCCCAACACCTCCCTGATTATCCTGACGGCTGCCGCCGTCGGGTCGGACTCGTCCTTTAAATTCGCTTCGCGGATCCTCTTCAACAGCTGAGTCCTGATTCTGTCCTTTTCTGATTCAATCATCAGATTGAACTGTTTGATATCTTTTTCGGTCATAAGTATTTTCCTTTCCGACCCATCAAAAACCCTAGGAGAGTTTTGGTTATGCTGTACAGTGTAAAGGCAAGGCAATCGATGCCTTTACACTTTACTGCTTAAGTAAAACGATCTATTTATTTATACCCATAAAAAGATATATATATAAAAGCTTTACGGGTCTTTTTTACGGGTCAATTTTACGGGTCAAATTCTGGTTCGTTCGGTTCGTCTTTGAATCGGATCACGATCTTCTTGCCGGTTCCCTGTGACACTTTTTCATACCTATCGGAGAAATAGTCGAGCCGTGTCAGGATGGTCGGTTTACTCATGCCCAGCTTCAAAGAGATCTCTTCATAGTTCGTTTGGCCTTTCTCCTCGATCAGCGTGTCGACCGCTTCCTTGAATATCAGATAGTCGTTTCGCTTCTTGTCAGCGTAGGACTCTTTATTCATTCCTGGTATGTGGCTTTCGTAATCCGCCATCGAAAGGACGTTCTGTTCGTCAAAGATGTGAAGCGGCGGACGAAAGAAGATATTAACGGGTTTCATCCTCTTGAATTCTCTGAACGTGAACTCGAGCCGGAGCGGAGTCATGTCATCCATGAACTCCTCAAACCCTGCGTCGATCTCTTCCTTGTCTTTCTTCATCTGGTAAGTCGTCCTGTGTCCGATTGCCCGATAGTTATCAGCTAATGCAGACGCTTGCTCCTGTGCGGATGGAAGGATCCCTTCCCGCCAATCATCAGAGATTTCGTTGAGTTTCTTTGTCCAGATCTTCACCGCGTAGTTGTTTTTGAGTGCCTCGACTATTTTCGTTTCCATCTGCAAGGCGAGCATATCGATCATTGCGTCAGGATCTCGGGCAAATACCCCCGATCCGCTTGCACGGTCTTGTGGGGATTTATAACCCTGATCGCCCTTGCTGTGATGGTGTGAGAAGATGACCGAACACTTAGTCCTTGCTGCGATCTTATCGAGCTGATTGCAGAAATCACCAGCGTCTTTCGCGCTGTTTTCCTCGCCCGCTGTGATCTTGTAAATCGGATCCAATACCAGAGCAGAAAAACTCTCCCTCGTGTTCTTATACTCCTCGATCATCTTAGCAATCAAAGCCCCCGACATATCACGGAGCGGAACAGACACGCCGCGCAAGTGTAAGATCCTCAGATTCTCGGCATAGTCTTCACGACTAAGCCCAAGCAGTTTCGCTAGGTCATCGACTCGCTTCATGAACGATTTCGGGTCAATCTCAAGGTTCATATAAAGAACTTTCGCCTTGGCGCATTGGAACCGTCCTAAGAACTTACTGCCTGACGCGATGCACAGCGCGAGATTTATCAGCATGAACGATTTTCCTGCCTTAGACGCGGCGGATATCATCATCTTGTGACTCCTGCGAAGGATTCCCTGGATTAACTCAGGTTCAAGCTCGATCTCTTCCGGATAGTCGAGAATGTTGTCGAAATCCGGAAGATTGATCTTGCTTTCTTTCTTCGCCGCCGCAATTTGCTTATCAAGTTCGAGGTCCTTCTGTAGCTGTCGTAACTGTCCCTCGTCATCAATCGGCGGCGGAAGTGGCGGCAAATCCTCAACGGGCGGGTCTTCGTTCTGACCGATCCATGCGTCCCAGTCTAAGGATGCCATCGGTCACCACATCCCTTCCTCTTCTCCTCCAAGTTCGACCTCAGGGTCAAGGTACCGCACTACGCGGTTGTTCTGCTTCGTGTTGCCGTTCTTGTCCTGATAGGTGTTGACCTCAACAGAAGCGCGGCCTTTGGCACCAAGGACTTTCGACCAGTCCATTGTGATTCCTTTTCCGTGGGTCTTCTGCCCGATACAGCGGAAGAACTCGCACAGTTTCCACTCGACCTTATCAGCAAGGAACAGGCGTTCCTTCATGACCGATTTCCCGACACCTTCCGCGCTGATGGTCAATTCTAACTCGGCGCAGTTGCACGGCTCGATCTTAGCCGAACCATCGTACCAAGATCTTTCGAACTTGGTTACTGTAAACTCGTACTCGCCCGCGGGCAGCAGTGCAAACTCGCTCTCATTCTCAATGTATGCATCCCATGCTAAACTGCTCATAATTTCATACCTCCTACAAACTTCTTAAAATCTTCCCACTTAGAAATGAGTCTCTTGTTGATGACGTCCGGCTCAATGTTCTCCACTGCGGAATACTTACCGCGGAACGCCTTCAGGATCTGCTCCTCTGTGATGCCGTCCTTCGCCATCAGTGCGCGGAGCGCGTACAGTTCCACGTTTTCCTCGGCTATTGGCTCCCCGATGTCGAAAGGCAGAGATTCGGCTGTTTGTTCTTGCGCCGCCTCTGGCGCAGTCCCAAAAGAGATGCTTGCCCGCTCCTGCTCGTACAGTTTAGCGATTGACTCCCACTTGAGCGGAAGTTCTGGCGCGAGGTCAAACCTGTTTTTCGCATCCCAACAGGAATGATGCGCCGTGTACATGACTCGCTCCCCGCCTGTGACCTTCTTCTTTTTGTCCAAGCCTTCGCCCGATGTAATGACGGTGGTCTTGTAGTTGCAGAAAAGTAACAGATCCGCCCACTCCTTGAGAAGCGGAGCGCATCTCTTTGTCAGTTTCAGTTCCCAACGGTCATATGCGCCCATCTCGTCCGGCTGTTCGAATTTACTGATCTTCGCGTGGGCGATCAGCGTAACATTGATACCCGCGAAGATTGCCCTGTCGCAGATATCAAGGAACCGCTTCAAGTCTTCTGCTACATAGGTGTAGCCTTTACTGTATCCGAACGATTCAATGCCGTCCTTGCCGTACTTCTTACAGATTCCCTTGGTGATAATGAGTTCCAGAGCGTCCACCGTATCAATGACGATAGTTTCGACCTGCAGTTTGTCCTTGTTGGCGATAACCTCGTTCAGGTCGTCCAAAATCGCCTGAAACTCCTTTTCCTGACTCTTGACTCTCCTTACGTCAAGGCGGGAAGTTCCGCCTTCTACGTCAAAGAATAGAGCCTTTGGCATTTTTGACGCCAGAGTGGTCTTGCCGATACCCTCTGCGCCATAGATGACCGCCTTGACTGGCATAGCCATCTTTCCCTCGTTGATCTCAATCATGTTAATAACTCCTTTCTATTCTTCTATCTCAAGGTCGAAATTGTCGTAATTCACCTCAACCCTTGAATCCTCTTTCAATTCCTCGAGTTCCTTGTCAAAGCACGCCTCGCAGTAAATGCTTTGGTGCCAGTCGAAGGCGTCGGTTCCGAACTCGATCTCCTGATTGCACTCGGAGCAGTAAATACGTTTTCGTTTAAGTAGTGCCATCACTTCTCCTCCTTCTCATTCGGGAAGTCGAGGGGCTTTTCGTCCACGACGTTGACCGTCTTGGCACTCTTGATCGCGTTCGCGATACTCTCCGCCGCTCTGGTGACCGCCTGCGTGCGCTCCATCTTCTCGTGTTCCAAGTCCTTGAGCTTGTTGAACAGCGCAAGGTTGTTGTTGGTCATGGTGTCAATCTTCTGCCTTGTCTGCTCCTCAAGCTTGCTGAACTCCCTGATGATATACACCACCATCACCAGACAGAACGCCGTTCCCACGAGTATTCCTGCTAAAAGAATGTGAATTGCTAAGTCCATGAAAATTTACCTCCTTGGTAAAATTGGCTCGATCTCTTGGATCCGATACCAGTTGATTTTGTTCTTTGAAATCAGCCAATCAGGAATGTAGATATTAAATCCGCCGTCGGCTGTCTTCCGTCTTCTGATCTGGATCTGCGACTTTGGCAGGTAGACGGTTCTGTCCATTCGCCCGTCTAACCTCTCGCCCTGTATCGTGATCCGTATCGCCCCAGGTGTTTGATTGATTTCTCGCATCTGGCCTACGTACACTCGATCACCTCCCAAGGCTGCCCAACCTTGACGCTGATGGCGATCTTCTCGGCCGGACTGAACTCTTTCTTACCGCTCAATCTCTGGCTGACGTAGTTCTCCGACCTTCCGAGATAGTCCGCCAAGGCCGCCCGACAGATGAATGTTTCTCTGATAGCTGGGTATGGCTTTTCTTTCTGCTTCATGTTGTTACTCCTTCCGTTTACTCCTGATAACCCACAGTTAACGTCCAGTCAATAAAAAAGAGACTTCTTCGTCTGTCAATCTCAGGGATTCGACCATCTTGTTAAACTCTGGTACTTTCCACGCCTCAAGGTGCTTTGCTTTGTATAAGAAAGTCGAATAAGGTACGCCAATCTTGCGAGCCACTTCTTTCTTAGGAACTCCGCTTTCCTTGAGAATTACACAGAATCTCTGTTCAAAATCCACAATTTCAACCTCCTTTCTTAGTTACCCTTTTGGTTAACTGGTTAACTCGAGTATAAACTTGTCAAAGTTAACTGTCAACACAAAAACCACATCTTTTTATTACATTTGTGTTAACACGTTGCCTAATAGTTATCTAAATGCTATTATTCTGTTTGAAGGGTGTGATTAAATGGAATACAAGGAACTAGGGCGCAGAATCAAACAGCGCAGGATTGAACTCGGTATAAATCAACAGGAACTAGCCGAGAAAGTAGGGTATACGAGCAAGGTTGCCATCAGTAGAATTGAATCAGGTGATATAGATATACCTATGACAAAAATGCTCCTGATCTGCGACGCTCTCGGCATGAATATAACTTCTATATTTAACACTTATTCAAAGGTTGACCTGCTAGACGGCCTTTCTGACGGTAGCAGGCTCCGCGCATTGGAATATATCGAAACACTTAGGAGGGCTGATTTATGGCAGAACCAAAATGGGACGGAAAAAGATGGCGGCTCAGGGTCGGACGGAATGGCTCGGTAAGGTGCTACCAGTCGAAGACACCAGGCAGAGCAGGAAAACGAGAAGTCGAGAAAATGGCAAGGCGTGACGAGAGATTCTCTGAACACGTCAGCTTTTCCGTGGCTTGGGAGCGATACATAAGAGATTTGTCCGCTTTCACGTCACCCGAACACGTCATCAATTCGGAATCAATCGCCAAGAATTATTTTCAAGAGATATTCGATAAAAAGCTAACAGAACTCAGGTTCCTTGATTATCAGGACGTCATTCTCAAAGCAAGGAAAAAGGATGGTTCTGAACTAAGCAAGAAAACCCTTCAGAACATCCGAACCGTTCTTGTAAATTTCGCGCGGTTCTGCAAAAGGAACGAACTGATGACGGAAACCCTGTCAGAGTTGCGGGTACCAAAGACAGCCCCGAAGAAGGGGAAAGAAATCCTGCAGCCTGACCAAGTGAAACGGCTGTTGAATGAGTTTAACGACGAATGGTATATAAACCTGTGGCGGTGGTTGGTCTGCACCGGACTAAGACCAGGTGAAGGACTCGCGCTAAGATGGTCAGATATCGAGGATAATAAGGTCACCATCCGCCAGTCAATGAACTACCGCGGGCGGATGACCGAGGGCAAGAATAAGAACGCCCAGCGCACGTTCTACCTCAATTCCGTTCTGATCGGGATCCTGCGCGACCAGAAGGACCGCACATGGAGATTGAATTCTGACTACATATTCTGCAATCACGCGGGACAGTGCGCGAAGCAAACGGACACCATCCACTCATGGTATCGAATTTCGCGTTCTTTGGGGTCAAATACCTCGCCTTATTCCCTCCGCCATACATTCGTGTCATTGATGGCCCAGACGCTTCCTGAGGCATCTCTCAAGGAATGGGTGGGTCATTCCGCGTCAATGGACACCTACGGTGTGTACAAGCACGCTGTAAATGGTCAGGGTCAGGACACCGCCGACCGTATCGGGATATCACTTATCCACATAAAAAATTCGGAGAATTGACCAAATCTTGACCAAAAATCCCCGAATCCCCTGCAATATATGGTCGAGGTGACAGGGTTCGAATTTGCCCCAGTACGTTTTTGTGAAAAACAAAACCCCGATTTTTCGGGGTTTTTCACTGTTTTTGTTTTCCTCGAAAACATAAAAATGAAACTCAAATTGACCAAATATTGACCAAGCACTGTACCAATATTGGGACAGTTGCTATCGTGCAGGAAAATCATTTTTCTGCACGATAATAAAAAAGCCCCCACACACCGAAGTGTGTGAGGGTTTATGGAGTCTGTTCCCTGCTTCGCCTGAATCGTGTATGGACAATTAAACAGTTGCTTGAATATTTACGGTTTGAGGTTAGGCGCGGGAAGGAACAGGGAACAGCTAGATAATATATTCAAGGTAGGCTTCCATGTCGCGCCACTCCTGAGAGTACAGGAGACCCTCGACCACTTCCGCCCTGCTTGTCTCCACGATCTGGTCGCACCAGTAAGCAAGGCCCTCGTCGTCGGGTTCACGGTCGAAGAATACCCTATACAGGATGGTCACGAAGTCCTTGTTATCGAGATGCCGTTCCTCGAGTTCTGGAGAACTCAGGAAGAACCGCAGCACCTGCGAGGGTGTCTGTGCCTTGCTGTTGAGTTGCTGTGTCCAGTAGGCCATGCCCTCGGGTTCTGGTTCACGGTTCAGAATGTTCTTGTAGAGCGAACAGAGCCACGAAGCAATCGAGATATACTCCCACCACGGGCAAAGACCCCACTTTTTCCATTTCTGCACGTCTTTTGTGACAATGACCCCGTCGGCGTGTCCTTTGGCCTCAATGACGGAATGATAACCTGCATATATTCCAATATGGCCGGATTTCCACACAAGGATTCCTGGGATATTTGGCATTGATTCAATTCCGCCTGTAATATCGCAAAGCTTTATCATTTGGTCGGCGGAAACGTCGTATTTCGGGTTATAGATCGCGGGTTCGTTCACGGCCGGACTCATCATGTAGCCCTTAACAGCCAACCCGATACAGTCGTGAACCTTCTGGCCGTAGCCGTCCTTGAATGATTCCCTATCCCACTTTTTGTACATCTTGGGATATTGTTTGGTCTTCTCGTCCAGAAGTTTCTCGCTTCCTAACTGCCCGAAAGTGCCGTACCAGTATTGACGGCCTAGTTGAGCCTTGGCGTATTGCAAGGCTTGGAAATTGTTTTTCACTTCGAGACTCCCCCTTTCTCGAGTTGTTCAACCTTGGTTTCAAGAACGGATTCTCTTTCCTCGAGGCGGAACGTTCTCTCTATCAGGTTGTTGTGCTTTTCCACTTGTTTCTTCAGTTCGTCAATCTTGTAGTTCGTCAATGTGTTGGATGTAACAATTGATACAACCGAGCCTATGACGGTGCCAAGGAAGGCCAGAAGGCCGACTACAACAGTCTCACTCATCTTCCACCTCCGGCAAACCTGTGACGATTGACGTCAGGATAGACAGGATCCCCGCGAGGCTCGAAGCCGAGATCACGAGGACCCAGTTCACATCCGATAGAATCGCCGCCGTTCCGATGGTTGCAATAGCGGTCTGCGCCATGGTGCGGACTGCGCGGATGATTGCAGCGCGTGCAAACTTTTCGAATTTCTCATTCATAGGATCACCTCCCACTCAGGAAGCGGAAATCAAGTATTCCAGCTTCATCACTTTTGATGCGTCCTTTTCTTTCTCTTCTGACAGATTGTTAATTGTGCTTAACATCATGTTCGAGGTAGCCAAGACTACAGGCGAACGGCCCTGTGACAGGTTTTCATACGCGAAGCCGTGGCAGATGGTGCCGTTTGATGTCGGGCTGTACCATGCCGTGGTTGATGCAGAGTTCACGCCGTCCGGCACGGTAACGTGTGCCATCTCGTAGAAGTTGCCCGAGTTGTAGAACCAGTTCTCGCCGATCATGAGGTCATCATTGATCTTTACAGGCCCCATCTGGAAGTTGTACGACTTTGCAGGAACCGTCCAACCCTCGGGGAATTCGGTTTGTGTACCGTCCCATTTCAGCTTTACAAACTTACCGTTAGACGAATACACGTAGAAATGCGTGTCAGTACACGGTGTACGCGGAACGGACAGAAACATGATATTTGGAGTCGTCTGCAAATACTTTGCGTCGGTCGGCTGAACGCTCTCATAGGTGAAATGCGTTTCCGTGAAGTTGCTCTTCGCAATCTTGATTGCAAAGATGGTCTTGTTGTCGTAAGGCACTACCACGCCATAGAAGTTAGTGGTGTCAAAGATGTAGTAGTTCTTCTTTGTCGTGAAGTCGACGCCCAGCGTACCGATCTGGACGGTTCTTGTAGACAGAACAGGGAAGTCTTCCGGCTTCATGTTGATGTTGAACTTGTTCATGTCGTGCCTGCACACCATCTCGACGAACTCCGCCGTGGTGGAGTCTGTCGCATTGATAAAGACACTCGTTGCGGTCCCTGCGGCAGGGTTGATATTGAGCGGGTGCATGGCCGCCTTTTCTGCGGTCCATGTGTTGCCCTGTCCTTCTACTTTGTACGGCACGTTATACGATTTATACATAGTGCCGTCAGGTGTGAACGGAAGGAGTCCGATATTGCCCAGTTGACCAGGGCAGAGACAAACGCAGTTAATGAGGCCGTTACCTTGGTTCGTGTCCCATGTCCACACGAACTTAGCCGAGGTATTGGTGAATACTGTCTCGGAACCGTTCGGGTTGCCACGGTACGGGCTAGCGGAAGAATGCGCCTGGTCGCCTGCGTGGGCTATCAGATTATTCTGGTATTCGGCAGGCGGGATATACTGGTTCTGGTTCTCCGTGATATTATTTCTGAACATCATGCACCCCGAGAAAAAGTTCTTCACTGGCAGCAGCTTCGTGTAGTCCGCAGAGCCTGCATAGTTCACCGCGAATAGATCCTTGACCGCGTTCGTGACAAGGTTCTCGTCCTCGCTGACCGTCTCCTTTCCCGTGTTGACATCTGTCAACGTGATACGTGCGCGGCCGTGAAGTTCCTTGCCGTCCATTAATGCGCTAAATGGGTTGAATGCTGTTTGTAATTTAGCCATGGTTTCCCTCCCTTATTCATCTTCAATTGTGAGTGTGAAAGATTCGTCAATGCCTCTTAACGGGGCGTCTGCGCTGAATTTCGGATAAGCGGCGTTGATCGCGAAGCCGTCCAACGGCAACCACTTGAACCGGATCAGCGTGTCGGTCATATCCTCAAGTGGTGCTGTGCAGTCGATAGCCTGGTAGATATCGTTGGCAGTAATAAGGCCATCCCAACCCTCGACAGAGTAGAGATTCTGACCTTTCAAGATGATCTTGACATTGACATCGTTGGTATTCTGCCAAGCGGCTTCGCCGTTCTTTAGCTTTGCTTTGAGGTACAGACTGTGAAATCCTGGGTCTGCGATGTGCGCGAAGAATGGCAAGGTGTCCATCATGATAGTGCCTGTATCGCCACCGCTCCGACCGCATCCGTAACTGACGCCGTCAAGAACCCAGTAGTAATAGATCGTGGAGAAGTCCCCGACAGCGTTCCAGTTGCTCATGCCGATTACTTCGATGTCGTTGTCGCCATTAGCCGCGAAGAACACCTCACCGATGACCAGTTCATCGTCTACCGTGTCGAGTGACTTGATATCGTTGTTCTCGTACACGTAGTAGGTCATCTTATTGACGCCACCTGCACCACCGCCACCGCCACCGCCGGACGATGAACCACCGCCCGAACTGCTCGAGGTAATTAGTGCGCGGTCTTTGCCGTAGGCTCTGAGTGTCAGGGTTCCCTTCGTGAATGTCCAAGAATGAACTATCGTTGGTTCGTCCTCAAACTTCGTCCAGTCTCCGCCCGTGAATAGAAGCTTGTCACCGCAATCATAAATTGGTGCGCTCCGCATCTCGATCTTATACGGGCGAATCACCATTTGATACTCAAGAATCGCGTCGATTACGGACAGAAACATCGATTTATTTGCATCCGTCAGGAGTTGCCAATATGGATCCGAACCCAGTTCGTAGATCTTCGACGCGCCCATCTTTTTAGAGTATTTCGTCTCGTCTGCGCTGATGTCGTACATAGATACGCCGTCCCACGAAGTGCGAAAGTCGCTGATCTGGTTGGCGCGTGCTACTCTTCTGTTGTATTCAATGACCTGCACGGGGTCACTCCCCTGAAATCCCTGATATGACCACAACTTAAGGCCGCCGTCTCGGTCGACGTAGGCGAAACCGCCCACGGCGCACGCACACCAATACAAGATATCCCTGTATGTCTTGATGTCCGAAATAGCAAACTCTGTATATGTCAGTAGTCCGTTCGGGAGTTCCTGCACCTGTTGCTCAGTCATTCCCATGTGCAGGGAGATGTCCAAGGTCTTCATGGTGACACGGTCTACCGCCGTGTTGAGAATGTGGTACAGACTACCGCCGAGCGTCTGTTCGACAGGTTCGTCAAACAAACACATTCCGTCATAGGCTGCAATGGTCACAAGGTTGCCCTCATAGGTGGCTTGCTTGACGTAGTAGTCGCCTACTTTGATTTCTTCCCACTCCGACACGCCTTGTATGATCGTTTCGACCTCGTAGGTCAGGGAGATCATGGCGTCCTTGAAATAGCCGGGGTATTTATCAGCGGTCACGCTGGGCAGGAAGGTCAGCTTCAATGAACCGAGATACACACCGCCGATGGTGATATCCTCGGTGGAACTACATTGATGCGAGATCGTGATAGAGTCATCAAGGATATCGTCACCCGCGAACAGGAAGCCCTGTTTTCCCGTCTGGACAGGGTCGAACTTCAGTTCGCCCTTCCATCTGGCCTTGTGAATCGTTCTTTGCGTCTGAAGTAATTCGGGAGATACGTCATACATATTTATACCTCCGAAAATACAATGGTCAGGGTCCACAGTCCGTCAGTTCGTGCGACGTACTGCGAGCGGTCCGCCATGTTCATATTCGTTACTCTCGCCCGCCATGTTCCGCCCGTGCCTGTTCCGTAACTCATGGAACAGGTCGCACGCTTGCACTTTTCGAGGAGCATATCTCTGGTCGCAGAATTGCACGCCCACGTTGTGGTAACGGTTCTCTTTTGCAGTCTCGTGATTACTCCGATCTCTGTTCCTGACTCACTCAGAGAGATGCTCTCGTTATTGGAGAACGTCACCCTAAGTGATGACGGGTTCGTCATGTACCCATCCCAATAGAAGTAGTTGTCACCTAACATTAGCCCCTACCTCCTCCGATATAATTGGCTTCGTTGTTTGCATTTGCTACAACGGTTGTGATCTTTTCATCACCGATATAAACAGGAATTACCGTGGTCGAGTTCTGGCTGTTGATTGCCTCGACGATTGACGCCGCATTCGACGCGCTCGCCATCATGCTCATTGCACTAGATCCAGTTGAAATAGTTCTTCCGCCACCGCTCGACGTGTCGCCGTGCCAGAACTGCTCCTCACCTGCGCCAGAAATAGGAGCCTGAGAAGCATCACGGGACGGTGCCCAGTTGTTTGCAGGGTTCTCGACAGGGTAGTTGTAGCTACTGTTCTTACCTTCAAGAATGGAGAAGACTGTTTTCAGTCCTGCCTTGATCTCTGGCCTTAGCCACATGGCGTCAACCATGCCGTCAATGATCTTGATTGCCATATCCTGACCCATCTGATAGCAGGAATCCAACATAGTTGACAGGATCTTGCCGAACATATCGGTTACAAGGTCTTTCTTCTCGTACAGTTTCGCGCCGATCTTCATCAGCAACTCAGCAATCGGACCCGATTCTTTGCCCAGCACATCCATGACTTTTTCAATGATTCCGCTGTCAATGATCGCCGTAAACAAGGTGATACCTGCGTCAACGATCTTTTCAATCATCTGCGACTCGATGATCTTGTCGGCTATTTTCTGGATGAACTCAGGCAATTTCTCAGAGATGGCAGGAAGTGCGCGGTCCATACCATCAATAAGAGCCTCGAATACCTGAATGGCGGCGTCGATGATCTTGTCGAGGTTGTCGTTGGACGTCAGCGCATCCACTATCGTGATGATCGCATCCGCCACGGCAGGAATCAGGCGAGGGAGCGCATCAGATAAGCCATTAATAAGGCTGACAATTACGAACACGCCGAGGTCAATCAGTTCCTGACCGTGTTGGTCTAAGAATTCAACAAAGGCGTCTACGATCTGAATAATTCCCTCTTTGATTGCCTCAATTGATTCTGGATTGAGTAATCCGTCAGCCAAACACCTAATGATCTCGATGCCTGCCTTGAGGATCTCCGGCAGATTGTTTCGAATCGTGGTAAGCGAGGTATTTATCAGCTTTTTCACGATCTCAACGAACTGAGGCAGATTGTTAATAATCATTTCCAAGGCTTTTGGTACGGTCTTGTCAATGACCTTTCCGATCTCTTCAATATCGCCCTGCGCGTTCACTACGCCCGATGCGAACTCGTTCAAGAGCGGAACGCCCTGTTGCGCGAGATCCGTAAGTGCAGGAAGCAATACCAAACCGAGGCCGTTTTTCAAAGACAACATTCCGTTATCGAGCATGACAAGCGCATCAGAGTAAGCCTGGTACTGGTTGAGGACGTCCCCCGATAAGATAATGCCCGACTGTTCAACGGACTTGTTGAACTCGTTTAGTTCTTCCTCGGAACGGTTGATTAATGGGTTGAGTTCTTTTGCGGACTTGCCGAGTAGTGACATGGCTTTCGTGTCGCGCTCGACGGGGTCCTTGATCTTGCCAAGGGCTGAAATAACCTCATAGAATACCGTGTTCAGGTCTCTATACGTGCCGTCGTCGTTCTTGATCTCAACACCAAGGTCCTTGAACGCCTTCGCCGTGTCCTTGCTACCGCTTGCAGCCGAACTCATGGATTTTTCAAGTTTGGTCATGGATCCGGTCATCGTCTCAACCGAAACATCGACCAGTTCAGCCACGGCCATTAAACGCTGTATTTCGTCCGTAGCAAGTCCTGTCTTACTCGCCAAGGTGTTTACTTGGTCGGCGTAGTCTGCGCCCGCCTTGGTCAGTTCTGCCAGCTTCTGCATGGTCGCGTCAATGGTGTGCGTGACCTTCTCCATCTGCTCGACAAATAACTTCACCGCGCCAACAATGGCGTTTTTGATGGTGTTAGCGACCTCTTTCAGTTTGTCGATGACTTTCTTGGCAATGGTGACCAATGCCGCAAGTGCCGCAACCACCGCAGTCAGCGGATTAGTAGCAAGTGACATTAAAGCGGAAGCAAGTCCGCCTGTTACCTTATTCAAGGCGTTGAAGGCGTCCTTCGATATATCGGTCGCGTCGCTCGTCTGTTCGAGGTCGTCCGCGGTCTCTTCTGCGCCTTCCCCGACTCCCATCATGGCGGCCGCTGTCTCATTAGATGCCGCTTCAAGGTCGCCCAGTTCCTTCTCTGTGGTCGCGATCTGCGCAGTCAGGCTTGCATACTCTTCCTTGGTTACCGTGCCTTTTTCGAGACCTTCCGCCGCCTTAACCGCCGCTTCCTTCATCAGGTCGAGGCGTTCCCTTGTCTGGTCGACCTGTTTGGCAAGCAGTTCCTGCTTCTGTGCGATCAGTTCGGTGTTGCCTGGGTCGAGTTTAAGAGCTGCGTCAACGTTCTTTAACGCCTTCTCTGTGTTCTTGATGGACTCGTCAAGGCTTGCCATCTTATCGGACAGGGAGACGGTAGCATTGCCAGCGTCTTCCATCGCCCGTTTATTGTCCTCTGAGGCGTTTCCCATCGCCTTCAAGGACTGTTCCGTCTTGACAATTTCGGCCTGTAATTTGGCGTACTGCTCCTTTGTTACGGTACCGTCTTCAAGACCCTTGGCCGCCTCTTCTGCGACCTGCTTCATCAGCTTCAGTTTTTCATTCGTGCCGCTGATCTGCTTGGCAAGGAGTTCCTGTTTCTGTGCCAGAAGTTCAACGTTTTTCGGATCCAGTTTGAGGGCTGAGTTTACCGATTTGAGGGCAGAAGCGGTTGTATTGAGTGACTTGTCAACCTCTTTCAATGATTTGGTGATTCCGCTACTGTCAGCGTTCAACTCGATGTTGATACCGATTATTTTTCCGGCCATAGTTGCCCTCCTACCACTTCAAAAAGTTATCTATATCGTCCTGTGTCGCCAGTTGGTTGTATTGCGCTTTGTCGTTGCAATACTCACACATCATGTCGTAGACCTCGCCGACCTCAAGGTCGAACAGGTCGGGAAACCTGATGCCCATTGAAAAAGCGCGCAACATGAAAATAGCCTCGGGATCGCTCACGCGGTCCGTCGGCTTTACACGTTTTTTAATGCTGAATGTGTCTTATTCGTGCTGTTCCAAAGTTCGATAAAATCGCCCGAAAGGTCGTTCAGGTCATCCTTGTCAATGCCAGACAACCACAGGATGTATGCGTCCTCTGTCAGGTTCTGGAACAGTTCGCGCTGTGGCTTATTTGCTTCGAGCCACATGATATATGCCATTTGTGGGGTCAGTCGCTCCGTCATCTCTGCGAGATCCGCAAGGGATGAGTCAGACGATAGAAGCTCAAGAATGGCGTCCTGCTTTGTCTCGTCTTCTGACTCTTGGAGTGCCTGCCACCTATTACGCAATTTTAGGGCCGCCTTTGACATCGTTGTCAGGTCTGTCATCTCCTTTGTGAGTGACTTGCCAAACAAACGCTTGTAAAGAATACTCGTAGCGGCTGAACATTTGAATTCGGTCTCTTTCCCTCCGACCATCATCTTTTTGAACATAGTAAAAACCTCCATAAATAAAAGGGGAGGCTCTTTCGAGCCTCCCGCAAAACACGTCTTGAATTCTGCTTATGAGAATGTCGGAACAGGTACAGTAGAGAACCAACCCTCGTATGTAGCTGTGGCTGTGTTCTCTGTTGTGTAAGCGTGCAGATAGCGGTCTTCGTCCGCTCTCGGTGTAGCTGTAACTGTAACTGTCTCTGTAACAGGATCCACCTGTCCGTTTTCGCCTGTGGTCTGAGAACCAAGGGACGGACGGGAAAGGGAACACTTGTACAGGCAATGACGAACTGCCTTGACGTCGCCGTTGATCTGGAACTCAAGGGCGATGAACTTCGTTTCCTTGTAGTTATCAGCGGACTCTACAAGAACGCCGTTGTTGTCCGTTGTAACCCAACCAAGATCCTTCTTCATATCGTCAGGAACGAGCGCACATTCGAGGTCGCCCTCGATGGTACCGTCACCATAAGATACGTAATAGTCAGAATCGTCTGCACGGAATACGGACTTGGATGCCTGAGGCGTCATGCTGAGAGAAACAGCACCCGGCCACGGCTTGAGAGTTCCGTAACTGGTTGTTGTAACACCAGAGACAACAGTCTCTGTTACAAGTGCATAATGCACATGGCTAAGGCCAAACTTGATTTTCTGTGTTTGTGCCATAATAAAATCCTCCTATTTCAAAGATTGATTTAGTCTTTTTTCGAGTTCTTTTTGAACCCATTGATTGACTGGTTCGATATGTTCGTAAGGCTGTGCCTGACCGACTACACGCCCATTTCTTACGATTGGGTGACCGTACTCGAGCAGGTGCGCTAACTGTGGCTGTGTCGTATTACGGATCACGGAATACAAACGGCCTGACCGCTTCATTTCCATGACCTCATACTTCCAACCGCGGGCGTATTTCCCTTTGCCCTTGAACATCCGTTTGGAGACGTCCCGCAATTGGGCTGCGCCCTCATCGCCTACCTCTTGGAATACCTGCGCGGTGATCTCGTCAACCTCGATACCGAGAGAAGCCAAGGCACCGTTCACGCAGTTTCTGACCTTGGTGACAGGGTCACCGTTACCCGTTCTCCCCATCGAGATTACTAGGGTTTCCTTCCCCGTCCTGCGATGTCGTGCCATCTGGTACCACCTCGTTTCCTATGGTCTGGAACTCGAACTCGATCTCGTAGCACGCTTCCTCGGAAAGGTATTCCTCGGAGCGTGTCCACCCGATCTTGTTGTTGTTCAGCAGTGTCTTGATCTGACCCTCGAGCGCGGGCGATTTCTCCGCCGTGTACAGGTCAACGCGGAAGTCCCACTTCTCCACATACACCACATCATCAGCCGTGAAATTATCCGGCTGATTAATGTGTATCGTGATGAACGGCAACCGCGTGCCGTTCGGCGCGTGGTCATAGAAGCTTGGAATAGTCAGGGTATTGAATAGTGCTACCACGTCAGTTTGGTACATCTTTCGTTCCCCCTTTTTCCTCAAGGTACAGTTCCATCAGGTCGCTACCGTTGATGCAGTATGTGCGATATACCGAGTACAGCTTGGAGCCGACCCTAACGATCGGTTCATCCTTGTACTCGAAATCGTAGACCGTAGCACGGAGCGATGGCTTTAACCCAATACGTCCGCCATCAAAAAACTCCGTCTGTGTGACGGAGTCTATTTCTGCAATTACCGATGCTGTCACTCTGGTGACTTCTTGGGTCTGGTTGAGCGTTCCCTGTGTCGTGACGATCTCCACAAGGTCAATCTTCTGCTTGCGGTTCTTCATTCGGCCTCACGCTCCTGTACTTGCCACTAATGGCCATCTTCGCCTTGATATCGTTGTAGACGGTGAAATACTTTGAATCATCGAACCATCTGTAAGAGACGTAAGCGACCACCGCCCCATGTTGGAGCGGTGTAGCTTCGTCAAAGTTAAAGGTCTTGATGTCCGCCGTACTCGTGAGATCGTCGAGGGCTTCAAGGATCAGATCATGGATCTGCATATCAAAGTCCGACTGTGTTACACGAAGTCTCATCTTAACCTTTTCGAGATAAGTCATTGATACGGCTGGCATTGTTAAACCTTCTTTCTCGTGGTCTTTTTAGGCTCCTTCTTGGTCGCCGTTTCCACGATTTCTTTTTTGTCTTTTTCGGCAATCAGTTCCATGATTCCAGGGGTGAAGTTCTTCACTTCTACAATGTCCCCTGGTTTATGCAAACCGTTCTCGTCTAAGAATGGGCCTTTAGCAATCACTTTCATCGTTTTTTCCCTCCTGCTCTTGTGCAAGAGCCATCGCTTTTTGATGCGCTCTATAGAATTCTTCGGTAATTATCATATGGCCAACATGACCGCATCTTACGGACGGGTCAAGGAAGATATCATACCCGCATTGGCGCGCGCGCCAACAAAAGGCAAGATCTTCGCCGAACCCCTTCATAGGCTCGAACCATGTATGAAACTGTAAGGCCACGTCAAGCAAGACTTCCGTCTTGATAAGAACACAGCCGAACCCGACGCCCCCGACAGTCCGCAAAGACTCGGGGACTTCGCAGTCGCTCCATTTCATCTTGTCCATGTCGAGTTCATCGAACGCAACTGGCGAGTAGGGCGGTGACCGTCTAAAGTACAACCCCGACACAATCGGTAGGTTATGCTCCAAGAGTCTTAACATGGTGTCCGGCTCAAAGATCATATCCGAGTCAAACCACATGGTATAGTCCGCGCCCATCTCAACCGCGCGCTTCGCGAGTTTGTTTCGTGAGTCATAAACCAAAGAGCCTAACTCCATAGCAATGACACACTCATGCCCTTTTTTCTGCAATGTACAGAGCGACTGAGTGAACCCTGTCGCGACCTGATCCATTGCAGGAATGCAAATCAATATTTTAGCCATAGTTCGATACCTTCCCTTCTTTCGAGCTACTAAAGCGATTACTTAACGATCTTACAAATAGCCTGCGGGCCGACTACCTCAACACCTACATACTGACGGCCAATGATCTTCACAAGATCCTGCTCCGCAAGGGACAGGTCGTCATACTTCAGCTTGATGCCTTCACCGTCAGGGAAGTTAGCAATAACAGCCTCGCCGAGGTCGCCAACGTAGCAGTAAGCAACGCCAGTAGTAGCGGCAGAGAATGCTGTGATGCTGTTGTTGAAGTAAACCTTCAGACCCTCGAACGGATCATAGCCGTAGGAACCTGCGGCCTGAACAGACTTGAAACTTGCAAAAGTTGCCTTGTTCATCAGGATAACAGGGTTGGAAGCCTGATCGGACAGCTGAGCCAGAGCGTTAGCGATTGTGTTCAGAGCAATGCTAGCCTCTGTGATCTTCGGAACAGCAACGTTAACACTCGGGGTGTTGGTGGAAACTGTACCGCAAGCGGCAATCTTGGAAATGATAAGGTCAGCCAGTTTCTTAGCGATCTGGTATGTGATTTCGTCATATACGTACTGCAAGAACGCCTCAGGTGTTCCCTCGATCACTTCATCACTAATGTAGATGAACTTCTTGATGTTAGCGGCAACGATATTTACTGTGCCCAGTACGAGGTTCTCTGCCTGTGTAGATGTGTTAACAGCGGCACCCTCTGTATGTACGAATGCGCCATCTGCGGAAATCTCAAAAGCAACCTTCAGATTGCCCTTGATGTAGGTCTTCTTAACCAGGGCAACGATACCCTCTTTTTCCCATGCGTTCTTTACAACGTCATAGACCATCTCAGGAACCGGCACGTCACCATTAACGTTCTCGGTCAGAAGTGCGCGGCACTCTTCGTCTTTACCTGTCAGGATGTAGTTCTTGAACGCGGCGCGATACTCTGCACTCTGGCAAATTTCTTTGTTTGTCATCTTTCTTTCCTCCGTCTTGATTTCTTGGATTTTTTCGACGTGAACAGACTCTTCTGCTACGGCATTGCGTACTTCCTGAGCCTCTTCAGCCATCTTTTTCAACTCGGCTTTTCTTGCTTCCAAAGCCTCAGCCTCTGCCTTGATCTCGGAAAGTCTTTCCTCGGTCGCTTCTTCAGCTTCTGCCTTGATCTCGGAGGCGCGAGTTTCTACCTCTTCGATGTTCATTTTTTCAATTTCATTCATGGGTTTTTTCCTCCAAGATTGAATTAAGTTTTTCGAGAACTGCCGTTCTCATTTGTGCTATTTCTTCACGGTGAAGTCGCTCCGCTTCGAACTTCTTGATCTCTCCGTCGCAAAGTTCCTTTGTCCGTGCTGAAATATCTGTATAGGGATTAGCTGGGAAGCTTACCGCAGAAACGTCGTATAGCTTGCCAACCTCAAGAATGGTACGGGTCAAGATTGTTGACCCATCAGAAAGTTGCTCTTCTTCGTAACTGTCTTTTGTGACGGTAAACGCAAATGACATCCTGTCATACAGTCCTGCCTGTATTGCATCGTATACTTCACGACTTCCCGCTGTAAGTCCAAGGTCTGTTCTGGTCTTCAAACCGTGTTCGTCAATGTTCAGACCGAGGGAACCGTTTCTGGTTCGTGCATATACGCGGCCTTCGTGGTCAATCTGGAAAACTACATCGCTCATGTCTGTATTTTTGAAGGCGTCTTTGTCGACGTTTTCCTTCACGATGTAGTTACCATCTCTATACAGTTCGTAAATATCGCCAAACGTTGTAGCATAACCTTCTACGATGTACTGGCTGTCTTGGTCTACTCCGGCACGCAATTCCATCGTGCGGTATTCTCTGTTCGTGTTACTCGGCATCTTCTTCATCCTCCTGTTGTTCTTGCTTGGATGGATCCGACAGCGGATCCATGAAATAATATTCGCCACGGGCAATTAAGCGGTTCCCGCCCTCAACAGGTGGCAGGTTGAAGATCTCCCTGCACTCGTTGATGGTGGCAAGGCCACGGTCTGCCCAGCTTGTAACGACTTTCAGTTTGTCCGAGTTCGTCATGAACTGGATTCGGTTAGCAGTCAGCACGATTGAGTTTCCGATGTTTCTTTCAATCAGGGTAAACAGCATCTTACTGACCACCTCGGAGAACTGGATTGCGAACGGCTCAATTGCGCCCTCATAGAAGGCGGCGGCTTCGTCACCTGTTAGTTCGTTCTTGACTGCCTTTTCGCTTACCCCGAACGACTTCTCAATGTTCGAATTGATTAGTGCTAACTGGTCCTTGTCGATGGTGAACGGCTTCACGTCCACCTGCTTGATATCTTCCACAAGGTTCGAGAACAACAGAAGGAAACCTTCTTTGTCCTCGGTATTGGCCTTCTTGATTCTCTGGCGTTCCTTCTCGATGTCCTGATCCTGCGCGAAGTTTCCCATTCTACCCATGAATCGGAACGTTGCACAGTTCTTGATTGCTTCCTTGACCGCCTGACGGTTCAGGTCGAGCAGGTCGCAGGTGCCATTGAGTGCGCTATTGGATGCGCCGAAAATGTCATCCTTATACTGGCACTTCGTCATGACTCCGCACTTATCCAGTTCGATAGCTGCCTTCTTCTGTCCGTAGAAGGTGAACCGGACGAACTCCTTGCCCTTATACGTCACAATCTCGCACGAGGAAGGAAGCACCGAAAATATACCCGTTGTGTTGTCGTACTCGTCCAGAATCGGCACGATAATGACGTTATTCTGCATTTCCCAAATCGTGCGGGTTCTATACAGGAACTGATACCATGTTTGGTACGGGTTCGGTTGGGACTTCAAGATGGTTCGCAGGGTCTTATGCGCTGTGCCTGTCATCACAGGGCGCAGTTTGCCCGTGTTCCGTGCCAGACAATCGATAGCACTACGGACCTGATCGAACTCGTAGATCTCCCCGCGCCAAGTCGTAAACGCCGCCTTGTACGCTGTCAAAGTCTCCCATCTCTCGTACTGTTTCGGCGTAACAGTCTTCTTTGGGAATATCTTGTCAAAAAGTCCCATGTCTTCAACCTCTCTTGTTCTTTAATTGCTCGCCTATCTGGGCGTGCCATTTGTCTTTAACGATCAGCGCGTCAAGGAGTGCCGCGCATAGGTCAATATGACTGCTCGAAGGGTTCAACTTGACGATCTTCACCCTCCGGCTGTCTGTGTCAGCTTTGACGGCCGTGTCCAACAGATGGACACGAACCAATTCGTTCTGACCAATCTTTATCTTTCCGTCTTTGATGGAGCCTTCAAGTTTCTGAATGGCAGGAGTCATGTTGAAGCCCTGCCACACGTCATCCATTTTGAATCCCATCTGTTTCATTTCGTCCACAAAGAAAGTCGCGCTGTATCGGTCGAACCCGCTGATAAGCGGATAGATGTGATACTCACGCGCCGCATTGACAAACCAGTTCACCACGTCGTGGTAATCAATGATGTTCTCCCCCGACGGGCTGAGATAACCCTTTTGAATCATCTCTCTGTACGGGATGCCGTCCCGTGCAGTCGCATCCTCGATTTTCTCGGACGGTAACCATGCATGGGCTAACCAATACTCGACGCCGTCCTTCTCGATCAGAAGCCCCGCCGCGGTCAAGTCCGTGGTCTGCGATAAGTCGATTCCGCCCACCGCGTAAGTCTCGCGGAAGTCTTCCATCTTCAACTCGTCACACATCGCGGTGTTGATGTCCTTCGTGGACAGCCACGCAACCGTGCTGTTCTGTTGCTTGCAACAGTATTTGGTCATGAACTCGTTCTTTTTACTGAGCGACTCCCGCGCCTTTGTGATCTCGTCAAGAATGAACTTGACACTCATTGACACGCCGAGGTTCGGAAGTGCTTTCTTCAACTCGTTGATGTCGTCCCACTTGTCATCGTCGTCAATCTCATAAAAAAGCGGGAGCAAGTGTTTTTCTTTGGAATCTCCAAGTAAAACCCTCGTTCCCCTTCTTCTCAGTTCGTCGTATAGACCTTCTTTTATATAGTTGGCCGTTGATATCGCAAATATCATCGGTTGACGTCTGGCACCCAAGGCGGACGCCATGACTTCATACTGTTTCTTGCCCGCTTCGCCCGGCCATGCTGCAAACTCATCCGCGATGACAAACTGCGGATTAAAACCGTCGCTTTTCTTCTCGGAAAACGCGATCTTCTTACAGGTCGAGTTATTCTCTGCAACGTACAGATCCGTTTTTCTCGACTTGACCATCTTCGACAGTTCCGGTTCAGAATCAATCGATTTCTTGATCCCGCCGTAAACAATATCCGCCTGGTCAAGTTTCGGAGCCAAGCAGTAAACTTCCGCGCCATACTCACCATCGAACCCAAGAAACTCATACTCTCCGCATCCGTAAGCAATCAGGCTCTTACCCTGCTTTCGTCCCATTGTCCAGACAACCTCGTTAAACACTCGGTCGCCGTTTTCGTCCACAATAGCAAACATGGCAGAAAGTCCTGCCTTCTGCCACAGTTCAAGCTTCACCAGATCGCTTCGACCCTTCGTGTGATGCACGAAGTTTTCGAAGAAGAAAATAATGGCTTTCGCCTTATTTCCATCGTAGAAGACTTCCTTCTTCTCAAGCCGTTCAACTATCATTTCGTAAGCGAGTCGAACCCAGCGGTTGACGCTCTCGGAACCGTCAACGATCTTCTGGTAATAAGACAGAATGTAGTTGTTCATTCGCCAAACATGGACTTGAACGCCTGCACTTTGCTGTTTCCGCCATCGTCCGAGATCGATTTCACGATGTTAATCAAAGTGGACACGGTACCGTTCGCCGCTGTCGCTGTCTTGTTGTATTCGCTTATGGCGGGGTTAGCCACCAAGTTCTCGCGGCCCTTTACATACTCTTTGGTGACAGTCGCGCCATATTCCTTGATGGCCCCCTCCAAATCAGCCAGAATCTGCATCTGGACTTGATACCTTTTGAACGTTGTCGCAAAAAAGAAGTTCTGCGACACTCCGCGGGCCTCTGCCTGCTTTAAAATCTGGTCGGCCTGCGCTTCCAGGCTGACACTCTTGTTTTCTCTCTTCGCCATAATCAACTTTTCCCTCCGGCTTTCATTGGTTTTCGTTGGTTTTGTTCGGTTTTTCAAAAAACTCCCGCGATCAGCGAGAGCTTTTAAAGCC